CTACTTTGCGTTGACTCGTCAGGGAATGAAGCCCGAGCAAACGTTGCTGAGTTTGTGCAACAGTTACACGGTCGCAGCGAACGAAGCACGTACAGCGAATCAGTACAGGTATAACCAGATCGTAGCCAATTGGACTACGATGATCGATACGTCGCATGACCAGTTCAATGCGCAGAGAGTTTCGCTGTTAAAAGTGATGAGTCGAGTCGTTCGCTTATTTCTAGCCTGCTCTTCTGTAGTTGCCCATTTGCAGTTCTTCGTCCAACCATTCGACACGCACTCCTCGCAATGACCACAGGAATAGCTTTTCGAATTGTCTATTCTTTCAACGCTGTGAGCAGCGGATGGTTTCGGTCCCATGTCGTCGGAGAAGTTCTTAGGCGACTTCCATCTCTCGCATACTGTTTTGCCGTTTCCGCCATAGTATGGAAAGGCTATGTGGTTCGGATTATTGCAGCGACCGTTCATTGCCTTCCACGAACCGTATTCCGGTGTGTATCGCATTCCGTGATGCCGTTTACTGCATGGCTTGCAACCGTGACTACGGTCCCCAGTCAGCTTATCTCCAGCGACCAATTTTTCTGTTCCGCACTCGCAGAGACAGGTCCAGTAAATGTTCCTAGATGGATGGCTTGGTGCCTCTGCAATTACTGTCCATTTACCAAATCGCTTCCCGGTCAAATCTATGAAACTCGAACGATGCTTGGTAGACTTGTTTTCAGTCATGACGCTTCCCTTATAAGCCGAGTGGTTAGAACAGCCAGGCAGCTTCAACTGTCTGGCTGTTCGCATTATATCACCTATGTTATGGACGGTATATGCTGATGGTGACGAAAGAAATTCACTGGCCTGCTGGAGTCAATCGCCGACTGTCTTTTCGCCAAAGCGCTGGCAGGAGAGATAAATACTACTGTCCGTGGTCGATGAACGTTAGAACCGAGGATGCTTTTAACAGACTGCGCGGAGGCTCGTGGGTTCCGACTGCGGCAACCACAACGGTAGGTGTCGTTCATTCTGGTGGGTATGTAGTGGCAACCGCTACGAATGCGCCAGGTGTCAGCAGCAATGCGGATTGCATTTATCGAGATCGTTTCATTAGGCCAGTTGGTCATGCAATCTATGCTAGCCGCCAAGGTGATTACACTGATTGGTCATTCAGTTCGGATTTAAGCGATGTGGGGCGTCCATTTGTGATACAGCTGTCTGAGGCTGGAGAACTTGGCAGTAACGTTGTGGCGATTACCCCGCATAAGGATGCGTACCTTTTGGCGGCTACTAGTGGCTCTTTGTGGGTCGTGCAAGGCGATCCGGCAGCTGATGGGCGGTTGCAGAACATTTCACGCGATGTCGGCATGGTTGGTCCTAGGGCGTGGTGTCGCGATCATCTCGATCGGTACTACTTTCTTTCGTCGCATGGGCTGTACACTGTTTCGGCAAGCGGCGAAGGATTGCAAGCTGTGTCAGAGGATGTCATTCCTGTAGAGTTGACGGGAGTCGATGATGCAGACACGGTTCTTGAGTACGACCACGAGACTCGCGGTGTGTACATCCATATTCCCGACACGGTGTCTTGGTTGTACGACACGGAGCGTCAAGGGTTTTGGCCGTTCAATGTTGACTACGCTGGTTCGCATATTGCGATCGGTCCATTGCTTCTTGGTGACGGCAACACGTACGGTCGGCTTATTCAACTTCACGGTATTATCGCTAGCGGTAGCACGAATGTTATTTGGCGAGTCTTGGTGGCTGATACTGCAGAACAAGTGTGTGCAAATGCCAAGGAAGCGATAAACACATTGATTCAGGTGGAGAATGGTGAGATTCCGATACAAGCTCCAGGGGGCGTTCAGAGTGTTGGATCTTGGACGGCAGGAGTGAATCATAGGAACTACCCTCGATCGAGAGGCAAGTACATGATATTGCTGTTGTCCGCTTTAAGTGGCGACTGGGGGTTCGAGGGTGCGTCGTGTGTTATAGAGCCATCAGGAAAGTGGAGATAGATATATGCCGTTAGAAGTGCCAGAAATACCAGACGTACCAGAACAAAACACTGGTCAGGGAATTATAGATCTTCCTCGCGTCGTTAATCCAATTCTAGGTGTAGTTTGGAATACGCACACTGTTACGCGAGTCCCAGAAAATGTCATGGGGTGGCTGGTTGCGCAAGGTTACCAAGTTACTGGCATCACTCAGGACACAAGCACGACCCCTCCAACTAATTACTTTGCTTTAACAAAAGAGGAGATGGATACTCAGGCAACTTTGCTGAGCGTGTGTAACGCCTACACGACCGCGGCAAATGAAGCGAGGGATGCTAACGAGTTCCGATACAACCAAGTGGTCGAGAACTGGGCAACGATGCTCAGCACATCGCACGATCATTTTGATGCGCAGACACAACAGCAAAATGCTCAAGCCGGAATATTCTTCTCCGACTTGGATAGTTACATGAGTGCAATAGAAACTCTCATTGCAGACAACCAGTCGGAACTGGCTTTTGACGCGGCTGAAGCAAAAGTTGCTTTGTTGGTAATGGATACGAGATTGACGGAGCTGGAAGAAAACGCATCGGATAACGCGGTCACCATTAACAACTTGCTGACGGAGCAAGATGCTAGCTTGCAGGCTTACATCACAGCCTACAACGCTCGACTTGCTGAATTGCAACAGAACGTCATTGATCACATTGACACAGTTTTGGGGCAGGTTGATGCGTTGGAGACAGTGTTGGACGATCACGTTGCCGATTATGTCCAACAGTTTGATTTGCTTTTGGCGAATTACAATAATCATGCCAATGATATCGAAGGCTTATTGTCGAACGTGGCTGTTAATGTTGCCGAGTACGTTACTGCTGTTGCTGCGATACTGACCGCGATGGATGTTGACTACCAAACCGTATCAACAGATCTTGGTGCTATTAGATTAGAGGCCGGGACGCTGGTAGACAGCCATGTAATTGATTACGGGGCAGTCTTGGCTTTATTGAGCAGCGACTACACGGCACAGGCTGCGACAATCAGAGCAGTCGTTAACTTCTTGAATCCAGATTACGCATCGCACGCTATAAGCACGCGAGGTATCACGGATTCTCTGAATTTCGAATACACAACGCATAGCGGTACGGCAACGGGATTGCTGGATGGGCTCGGAACGACTGAGATTGCCAGAATTAACGAGGAAGCTGCGTCAAAGTTGTCCGTACAGATGCAAATGCTGGTGTCGAAGGGGTTGTATATGTCGACGATCCCTGTCGATGTTACTCAGCGCAATTGGCGTGATAGAGACGAGCAGATCCAGCTACACCTTGATCGATTGAACCGGGAGAAGCTCGACAATCAGCACAAGCTTTACGATCAGCAACGTTCTGTTCGGGCTCAGACAATGGATAACGAGCATAGACTGTACGAGCAGCAGCGTGCAATGCGTGCGCAAATGATCGATGCAGAGATGCGTTTGTACGAACAACAACTTGGAATGCGAACTCGTACGCTTGAAGGCAAGAACCAACTGCATACTGTGCAGCAGGAAGTGTTGAGGTATCAAGCTTCGCTTATCAGTGGGGTGTATGCCTTGCTGCAGGATACTCGCAATCGTGTACTTTCGGGCAAGCAAGCGATTTTCTCCGCAAAGGATGCCAATGAACGACTCGGTATTGAGGTACAGTCGCGGTTGTACGCACAACTGCAAGATGTTCGTCTAAAAACAATCGAGTCATCCGATCGAGTTTACCAACTACGTGATGCTTTTGCGAAGTTTGCTAACAACGAAACGCACAAGCTGTACGAACAACTGCAGCAAGTAAAGCAACAGTTCATCGAGTCCACCGAACGGCAGCTCGCCGCCAAACAAGGCGTCACTCGAGCAGAAATGTCACAACGGGATGTTCTATTGCAACAGCTTCAGACATCGCTTACTGGGATCCTTGGAGGCAAGGAGCGATTTTCGAATTTGCTAATGCAAAACGCTAACACTCTTTCTGAGCATAAGCATAGAGCCATTGTTGAGAGAATGAATACCGCAGCTCAAAGGCTCGATGGCTGGAAGTCAATTGCTGAAGAGAATCGCAAGCTGATGATGTACCAGTTAGACGAGAGGAACAAGCTACTTATCGGCATTTATCAATTTGTCGAGAGACGTGAGGATGTAGGACCATCTTGGCAAGATGCGGCAAAGGTTGTCGCATCGCTTGGTGACGCTGCTGGAGGTTGGATTCAGCCCTAACAAGTTGATTGTGGTATAGAATGTTTTTTGGTAATTGATTTTTTAAGGAAAAATAAAATGGCAAGTCCAGTTACGATCCCAGGCGACCTTGTTGTAGCGGGGTCAATTCGAGTAAACGGCACGATATCGCCACCGTTAGCCAAGTCTGGCATTTTGGCTTTGGCAGAACTACAAGCGTTTCCTGTCCCTCTGACAGATTTCCGAGTATGGGATGCCATGCAGACTAATCTGCCTGGAACACCAGCCACTGACGATCTTGGTTTGGTGGGAGGAACATTCGGCACGGCGACACCATCGCTGCGATCGGAAGACCTTAAGACTCTCGGCGCGACGAACAAGCGTGCGAGAGTCTTGGTGCAACTTCCATGGGAATACCAAAGTGGGCAAAGCGTCACGTTGCGATTTAAGGCAGGAATGATAACGACAGCTGCTGACGGTTCAGCAACATTGGATTGCGAAGCGTACAAGTTGCAAGATGATCCTGATGATGCGATTGGGTCGGATCTTGTCAGTACGTCAGCTACTACCATGAACAGCACTGCGTTTGGAAATATTGATTTCACGATCACTCCGACGTCTCTGTCGCCAGGGGATATTCTTGACGTTCGCGTGACCTGCGCTGTCAGTGATGCTGCTGGGGCTACAGCTGTGATAGCAGCGATAACATCTTGCAAGCTTTTGTGCGACGTTCGGTAACTAATTTCTGGAATGCACTCAACTCGTGACACCGTGTCACGAAATATTGGAGCGGTCTAAATGTTTCGAAAACGCCGCCGTCCTACCCCTGGATTTGGCATTCCATCTCCGTTCAATCCTATACAGGGTGAGAACGCTAATCTGCGACAGGACGGGGTATCTCCGTTCTGTGCGATGATGCAGGTAGCGGCAGAAGACATATACGCCGACTACGTTATTTGTCGAGGGTTTGATCCGAGAATACTGCGGTTCGTTGACTACGCGGAAGGAGACGCAAGCAAGCCCGGCATTTCTGTAGCGAAGCCATTTGGTAATCGGATAATCGG